CCGCGTCACGGACATGCAGGTGCGCGGTCGTGTCCGGGTGGACCTTCGCTACCTGGTCGGCGAGACGGCTCATCGACTTGGCGGCCTGGACCCGCATCGGGGTCAAAGGCACCCGCCGGCCCCGAGGTGCGGGGGCCTGCGGCGGGGGTGCGGCCTTCAGGCGAGACACCTTCGGCCCGGCCTTCACAGCGGGCATAGCCACGGGGCTACCTCCAGTCCGCGGCGCGCATCACGCCGCCCTCGCGAACATCCGGCCCCGGCTCGGCAGGACCTTCCCGCCTGGGTGCGCCGGACCCGGGAAACACCTACAGTGAGGATGCACCGACCCTGGGTAACCTATGTCGGGCATGGCCGAGGCATAGAAATTCTTCCCGTCAGCCATCCTGCACTCCCGGCTCGTACGCGAGTCCAAAACGGCGTTCCAGCCCAGCAAATCCCCGTGCACGGCAGCCTCCATGTCCGTCCTCCCCGCCGCCGTAGCCCGGTTCCACATGGCCGCCTTATGCATCGCGTAATAACGCCGCTCCCTGGCCAGCCCCTTCGCCAGCGCCTTGCCCACAGGCTCACCCCTGGCCCTGGCCTGCCGCACGTCCTCAGCGAGCCGTTTCCCCGCCGACAACACAAACTGCGCCCGCCGGATCAGGTTCTGCCGCGACGTCCGCCGCGACGCCACCCCGATCACCCCGGTCACAGGCGGCGGGTCCTGCATCGCGATACCCGCCGCGCCTTCCAGGCCCTGCCACATCTCAGGGGGCACCCGGGACCGCCGGGCCACCGCCGCCCTGACACCCCCGGCCAGCGCCGAGGACATCGCGAACCTCACCTTCAGCGCCGCCACCAGCGCCGCGGCGGACGCGGCGGTCAGGAGAAGCTCACCGATCAGCAGGACCATCGCCGCGTCCTGCGCCGCATCGGACTGCGGAGGCGGGGGCTGCTGCGGTGGCGGCACCTGAGCGGGAGGCTGCTGCGGCGTGGTCACTGCGACGCGCCCGGCAGCCCACCCGCCATCGGCGGATTACCCGGCGGCTTCGGCGGCCCCCCCGGCGCGTTCCGCACCCTCGGCGGCGGAGGAGGACGCAACCCCGGCGCACCACCCGGCCGCGCCGCCGCCTGCTGCGCGATCGCCGTCCCCGCATGCGCCAGCCCCTGCAACTGCCCCAGCCCCGCCGCAGCCTCCGGCGGCATCCCCGGCGGCGGATTCGCCGCCAGCTGCTCCGCCCGCTGGCTCGCGGTGGACACCAGCGCCTGATGCACCTGATCCACGTCCAACTGCAAGATACTCGCCATGCGCTCCGTAATCAGGTCCAGGACTTGGAGCGGGATATGCAAGGCCGGCGCGGCCGAGAGCTGACCGAACAATGTCAGGAGCTGCTGGGCCTGCTCGTCCTGCAACGGCCCGAACTTGCACTGCGGATAGGCCGCGTTCGACCCGAAGTTCAACGTCACAAGCGGGCGGATCACGTCGTAGGACAGCGCCTCCGCGATCTCCTTGGCCACCGCCTGCCTGCTCTTGAGGTAAAAATCGGACTGGTCCTGCGAGAGGGAATACGCGCCCTTGCCGCCCGTCGCCGACCCCGCCAGGCCGAGGAACCCGGCGAGCACCGAGTGGATCTGCCACTGCTCCAGGAACGCCATCGCACCCTGGAAGAACGTGCCCGCATCCGGCGACTCGATCTGCTCAAACGTCTTCTGGCCCTCGATCGGGTGGATCAGTCCGACCACGCCGGACGCCTTCAACTGGGCGATGTCATCAGCGCGAGTGCTTGCCTCCGGCTGGTCGTTGCCGTACACAATGAGTCTCGGCATTGACTGTGATTCAAGAAAATTCAGCCACAAATAGAGCAGCTTCAATTTCGTACTGTAGCACCAGAACGCAACTTCCATTTCGCTGGTGCCGGTCAGCGGCTCCCGGTGCTTCCCGTGAGTGTAAATGAAACTGCGCACCTTGGGAATGTCCACGTAGCCGGGGACTTTCTGCTTGCGGCTCAGCATCAAATTGCCGCCGAATAGCCAAACCTGCTGGCGGAACCCGTTCGGCTCCCCGGTGCGGTCGTTGTACCTGGCCTGGCACGTCGCGGGCGGGCGGTAGGCGATCTTACGGTAGATTATCTTCCCGTCCGACTCTCTTACGCCCCAGACTTTCTCGAAGAAAGCGCGGCGGAATATCTGCGCTGACGTGATCTGGCCGATGAGCGTGGTCATCGGCGTCGACATCCCGCCTTCGCTGTCTGGCGTCATCAAGACCGACTGCACGAAGTCACGCTCGCCTTTATCGCCCTTGGCTGCCTCGATCGTGAAATCAGCCTCGCGGATGGGGAGCGTCAGGACCATCTCAAGCGCCGAGCAGGTGCCGTCGCGGGACAGCATGGTCTTGAAATCCCGGGCAGTGTACTCTCCGTAGTCAAATAGCTACGTTAAGAACACATCGCCCTCTCCGTAGTACGCGAACATCCTCTGCCCTAGGTCGAAGCCCGTCCCGATCTCGGGACCGAGCAGGGCGCGCTTGCCCCCGTAACTGCGGGAGCCCTTCGGCGGCAGGTCGGGGAAGTCGATGATCTTGGCACTCTTCGGATCAGCCATGTGTTCCTCAATCACCCCCTCTCCCTGCCGGGGCGCGCGGGCGCCGTGCTGCACGTGCATCTGCACTTGCGCTCCCACGATACCGCCCTGCGCCGCAACAGGCATAGGTGACGAGGGCCGTCAGGATGAGCCGGCGGGTACGAGCGCGTAGACGTGCTCGAGAACCTCAACGATGTCCCGCTCGGCAGCATCGGGGACGTGGAACCACTCGCTCAGGCGACCGCTTCTCAGCTTGAACGCCGACTGCCACCGGAAGGCAAGGTTCACCTGCATCCATGCCTCAGTGCGCAGATCGCCAGGTTGCTTCCAGAGGAAGCGGCTCCCGCTAGTGTCCCAGTCGCGGCGCTTAGCACGGATGCGGGCACTGCCCACGAAGATGGAGTTAGTCGTGTTCCCCGACAAGCCGATCTTCAGGATGCGGGGTGACGGGAACCAGACGGCATAGACGGATGGAGCACCCTTCTGCGCAGCCCGCTCAAGACGCATGCGCTCGTTGCGGCACGAAAGGCGGCCACACACGCCCAGCCTGGATTTAGTTGGCTGACCGCAGGATTCGCAAGGCCAGCGCGGGGCTTTCGGTTTCCGGGATTCGAGCGAACGCCGTTGATGCGCGCTCCTGCATGAAGGCTTGGTGCAAGTCCCGTACTTCGATGCTGTCAGGCGACCGCACTCGGCGCATGGCACCAAGAAAGCCGACCGAGGACGCGGGCTATTCAGCAGGTTCTTCGCCTGCTGGGCGTACCATGTGCCACCACGCTCGGTTGGATACCGCTCAGCCTGCAGGATTCTAGCGATCCCGTTGAGCGACACGCCGTTGGCGTGTAGTTCCCTGGCACGGGTGAGGACATCCGGGCGTGGCGTATCGTCAGGCATTGGCTCGTTCCTCCTAGTCAGGTGCGGGCAAGTCCCCCGCCGCGGGGTGCGATCCCGTGAGCGGGGGGCGCTATCTTGCCCCTCGGTGATGCTATTTTACCAGGTCAGGCGGTCATTCTCACTGGATCAGCGTCGTGGTAGTCCTATCTGCGGCGTGCTTCCTGGCCCGGTAGACGGGATACCAGAACCCGCAGGTGCAGATGATCATCAGCCAGTGGAACGAGCCTTCGGCGACGGACATGCCAGACTTGGATACGACCTTGCGTGTCATTCGTTCCCGCTCCTTTGCCTCAGGTGCCCTGCGATTCTCCGGCCCGGACGGAGGTCGAGTGCCCCCGCCCTGGCCGGCTCGTCCCTGCCGCCGGGAATGCGCCAGAGATATTCGGCCGGGCAGCCGAGTATCTCAGCCAGGGTCAGCAGTTCATCGGCGGCTACTCGCTGCTGGCCGGCCTCGATAACGCCTACGGTCTGGTGATGCCAGCGGTAACCCCGCTGCTGCATGGCCGCCGCTAGTTGCTTCTGGGTCATCTCAGCCCTGGCGCGCTCGGCGCGGATATTGGATGCTACGGCCTTGCGCAAGGCATCAGTATGATCCTGATCGGTCACGCGCGCGGGGCGGTTCCCCGCGCCATACGGCGTCAGGCAGCGGCAGCGGGGACAGTCGTGCCCTGCCCCCGTTCACGTACACCACGTACAGGCACGGCGGT